TAATTACCCCACGTTCCTTCACCAAATTGTCTATAGCCAAACCCAGAGTAGTCTAATTCTATACTTTCGTTACCTACAGCCCCAGATCCACCCACACCAGTCTCAGTAATTATCGCGTCTGCGCTAATTGCTACTGTCCCAACGCCACCAGTGCCACCAGCTCCAGAAGGGAAAGGAGATCCTTCTTGGTCGCCCCATGCGCCTTGGTTCCACGCGCCTCGACCCCAACCAAATGCTTCAGCAGACACAACGGTTCCAACGCCGCCATCGCCACCAACGCCCGTAATTGCTGGCAATACATTTACATTTACTGTCCCAGCGCCGCCATCGCCACCGACGCCCCCAATAATATCTTCAAGCTGGACTGTTACAGAAGCCACGCCACCAGTGGCGCCTAGTCCCGTTACTTCCATATCTATAGTAATAAACAGAGATATGCTTCCAACGGCTGCTGTGCCGCCAACGCCAGTCTGATTTCTTAGTGATATAAAGTTATTATTGCCAACGCCGCCAAAGGCTGGAACGCCAACTGGTGGTAAAAACCTCTTATCAATTGTCCAGTCTTGCGTAAAACCGATATACACAACAACATTTTCGGGATCGTTATCTGGCCGACCATCCATAAGGGCCGTGGCATCGACAACATTTTTTGCTGGCGTAAGCTGTGGGTGCTTTGGCTCAAAGTCTTCTGGCGAAACACGCAAGCCATCCCAAGTGGTTTTTAACTTAGAATATTTTACTCTAAGTCCACTTATGTCGCTTATCGCGTAGGATTTTTTTCCTCTTGCGTATTTTGCCATTAAGATAAATCCCGCGCAGTTGGCTGAATCCTCAAACTCACACCGTCATTATCTGTAGAAGCCGCAAAGCTAAACGCCCGTGCCTACACCTCATTTAGTATTGTAAATTTCTCATTTGCAAATTTAAGTGACAGCTTACTTGCCAAGCCAGCGCAAATGCATTCGTTCCAGCGGTATGGAATGTCTGCATCCTGATTTGAGGCATTAACGTCCTCAAGCTGATTTATAGCCCAGTAGATGATGCTGTAAGTTGCCTTGTCTGGTATTTGCCAAAGGTACAGAACTGGCGTGATCTGTTTGTCTAGCATGTACTGGCTTGGCTTGCCGCTAGATGTCTTGTTTGGCAGTTGGTTGTAGTCAGCAATCGACACACGATTAATTACTTGGTCAGACGTGCTTGCGCCAGATGTATCTCTGATGACGGCGTCTAAGATATCGATAGTGCCTGCGGGAAGTGTGTAGGGCGTTGTCTGGCCGTTCACTAGGGGCAAAGTCTTCTGAGACAGCGCCCAGTAGTTAATACCCCTGTTAGCCCACTCAGAGAAGAGCAGGTTAAGGCTGCGCCGTGCTGACACAGCCCTGTCACCTGTCTGAACTTGCGGATCGATACCGCAACGCTCAAACGCCTCAGTGATAATTTCCTGCACGTCTGGCTTGAACGCTACGGTTCCAGAAGTTGCCATTTAAAACCCCTATGCGAAAAACACATTCATTAATACAACCGTGGCGACTGTATATTTAACAGACAAACCAGACTTAAACAGCATACCTTCGTCTGGGATGGTGTTATCCACAGTGGCATTATCTGTGCCAATTGTCTGAGCTTTAAATATACTAGTGCCGCTGTCTGGCGTACCATTAAAGAAATTAACTAGCCCTGCCGTTCCAGCGGATACAATTGAGTATCCTTTAAGTCGAGTGCGTCCACCGCCAGCTACTTCGCTGGCACATAGTGAACCTGATCCGACTGAGATGTTTGCAGCGTATTGAGCAGAACATTCCACTGCGCTAACAGTTAAGAATAATTTTGCTCCTGCAACGGCTTCGGCAGATCCTGTCGATGTTATGACTTCTGTCATAGCGTTACCGAAAACATCTGTGCCTGTTATTGTACACGTTTTGCCGTTATCGTTAGTGGCTGTTGTTGTTACAGTAACATTCCTAGCGCCGCCACCTAAGAAGGTAGTTGCCGCCATTGTAGCTGATGTATCTGGTCTAGCTACTGTAACCAGTCGATCTGGATCAGCCGCGTTTTCGTCAGAAATAAATTTGACTTGTACGTCTGTTTGTATACCCATTTTGGCCTCCTATTAAGGTAAGAGGCTGGGAGCCGAAACTCCCAGCCATAATGATTAGCCGTTGGCGTAATCTACGTTCATGCCAGTAATACGAATCCAAATCTTACCTGCTAAATAAGCAGCGTTTGTTACAGCACCTTGAGTGAGGTACACGTACTTCTTAGACAAAGCGGCCATAATAGCACCAGAATCAACAGCGTTATAATAACCTAGAGTCAAGTCACCGTTGTTCATCATCACAGTTGATGACACAACCGCAGCACCAGAAGCAGTAGTTCCTGTGGCAGAAATAGCCAAGTTAATGTCTGGGTCACCGCCAGTTGGTACTTCTACGCAACCAAACTCAAGAAGAATAGGAATACCATTAACTTCTTTAGTAAGCTCTGCAATGTAAGCGTTTGCATCCGTGCCATTACCAATAATTCTATCAACCGTTGCAGAACCATCAAAGCCGCCTTGAAGGTCAATAAGAATGGAGGTTACAATAGTGCCGCCAACCTTACTTACAAAAGTGTTAATAGCAGCATTTGGAATGCCAGACCCATGAGCATTAGGAGTAATGCCAAAAATAGTAGCGCCAGTATCCAAACTAGCGTTGTTCGCGCCTGCGGCTGTGCCTGTGCTTGTGTCAACTACGTTGTTGCCTGTGGTGGCAATAGTCTGCAACGCAAACTGCGATGGTGTGACTGCGCCTGTTGTGGTGTTTTTGGTAACTTGCTGGAAGCCGCCTTCAGAACGCACTGGTCCTGAGAAAGTTGTGTTAGCCATGTGATTCTCCTGTCGTGGCAAATGTCAGACGCACCATGCGACTGTCAGGGATGCGGAAACAATACAACAGGTTCGATTAAAAAGAAAGAGGCGATCCGAAGACCGCCCCTGTTTGGTTATGGGTGGTAATCCTATAGACCCCAGTTGTCAGCACATATCGGGCCAATGCCACGGTCAATGCTTTCTTTTTTAGTCAGCTCACGGCCACAGCAAGCACATACACCAGTTGTACGGCCATAAGCGACTGCTGATGATAAAGGGTCAGCAGAAAGAATTTGCAGTGCCTTAGTAACACTATCAGGCGCTGTACGAGCCTTGTGAAACTCACCGCCGATTACTTTGCCAAAATAATCGTCTTCAAAGGATGGGCCAGACTTAACATAAATTGCACCAGCGTTTCTGCTGTTTGGCCCAGCTAATGACAAAACCATTCCATCAAGACGCAGCTTTGGAAATTTCTTGCCTGATGCTTTAGCAGTAGCAAAGATCTCTTCCACTCTGGCAAGATCAACTTTTGCCTTTGGAGCTTTATCAGCACTTGCACGTTTTGCATCACGCTCTGCTTGGCCAGCTAGGATCATACGAGCAAAAGAAATCTGCTTTTCAGTCAGTGAGCCATACTTAGCAAAACCCTCAAGTAAAGAGGATGCCTTGCTGTGCCACTGCATAGCTTGCAAGCCTTCGATCAGACCTTTATTCTCTGAAATAAAGTCAGACTTAATAGCTTCCTTGTTTGCAACCTGACGAGCAACACGCTGAGTTTTCAGCTTGCTACGGTGGTCAGAGCTAGTCACAAAGTAACCACGCCCCTTACAGATAGGCAGTTGCTGTTGCCATAGCGGTTTGTACCACCTGACCACTTGCCATTACCACCACACTCTACACATGAGTATTTTGTACCAGGCTTTGATTTTGAACCTACTATTAAAGGCTCATCCTTAACACTGTCTATAAATGCGTTCCAATCGTCCATAATTTTTTCCTTTCTAAACTCTATATACATTATCTAGTACACTAAATGATGTATTGCAAGAGGTAAAAGTAAAAAAAGAAAAAGGCGATCCGAAGACCGCCTCTAACTTAGGTAGTGTCATTTTGTAGGGTGGCTACAAAATGTACCTAACCTTATGCAGCGCCTTCTGATCCGAAGATGCCGCGCCAGTCAGTAACACCGAAGCTGTAACGCTCACGCACTTTATAGCGCACGTTGCCAGTCTCGAAGTCGCCTTCCATGCCTTTTTTCATAGGCGAACGCTGGAACATTTTCAGTCCATCAGGAACATCAGTAGTCACAAAGAACGCATCTGAGTCTGTCAGACGGCGCATCACATGATAACCTTTTGGCAAGTAGCCGCCAGATTTAATCGCGTTGATGTCGTTGTCAGCAGTACCAGTGCGAAGCTGTGATTCCAGCAGACGCTCTGCAACAAAGGTGTAAGCTGTTGGGATAACCAACTGCGTACCTTGGGCAGCAATCCGAAGACCACGTTCGTCCTTCATATCCGCGATTTGGATAAGAATGGCTTCAAGTGATGTCTCAGACAAGTCAGCCGCTGTGGCTAACGTGTTAGACTGATTGCCGTTCTGCGTTGGGTGTGACGTACTCAGAAGAGTAGTGCCATCGCCAATGTTTGCAGAAGTCGCGTTATTCAAGACGTTCGCCGCTTTGATTTCCTTAGTGGAAGCCATAGAACGTGCGAGTGCCTTGGTATAGCGAGAAGCGATTGAGCCGTACTGGCCGTCCTCTTCAGCTTCCTCAGTGATTGAGAATGCCAAAGCAACCGTTTCGTGCTGATAACGTGCAGTCCACTGCTGGCCAGCGTCATCATAAGAGATGGCGGAGCCTTC